ATTGATGGCTTAGATGGTGTCCCAATACCTTATGAACTTGAATTAAGTGAAATTGGTTCTCAAACAATCAAAACTGCCTTTGTTAATACTCCAATTCATTTAGCTATGGGTAATTTTTGGGGCTATCAAGACTTTCCAGAAGATGAAGTTTTAATTAATTGTGAGCCTTTTGAAGAAGGTAGAAATCATATCTACTTAGCAAGTTATGATTTGTCTGCCTTAAAAGCACTTGCAAAAATGCTTTGTGACCATAGATGTTGGCAAGAATCAGAAAGAAGTAAATATATAATTAAATCGACAAAAACTAGCAATTGACGCTACATTTAGAATAATAAAAACCATAACTTCATAGTGTCTAACGGCAGAACTAGCAAGAATGAGCATGAGTTCAGAGTGAACAAAGTGGCCAAGCTTTTGTCTGTTGGCACTGTTCGATCAGAAATAAGTCAGTTTGCAACAACTGAGTGGGGTGTTACTCAAAGGTCGATAGATAGATATATTCAAGAGGCTACAGCGATTTTGAAGCAAGACTTTGATATTGACCGCAGACAATTTACGGCTGAAGTTCTAGCTCAGTACGCATCATTAGCAAAAGAGGCTAGGAAATCAGGCCAATTAACAGTGGCTTTGGGCTGTATAAACTCAATGGCAAAGGTCGGTCAGGTGATGTCTTGAGCATACTGAATAGAGAAGGTTCTGTATTAGATCACATAGGCAGTCACTACACTGATATTGATACTGGAGAGCTACTAGATAAGATTAGGGGTGATTTGCATGAGGCACAGCAACAGTTCTTTGATAATCAGACTGAGATAGTTGGATTGTCTGCTGGATATGGTGCTGGTAAGACAAGAGCCTTATGCAGTGTAGCTGTCAAGCTTGCAGCCCAGAACATAGGATTTATTGGTGCAATCCTTGAACCAACAAATGTTTTAATCAGAGACATATGGCAAACAGATTTTGAACAGTTCCTTGAACACTATGAAATACCTTACACATTCAGAGCTTCACCGCTTCCAGACTATACTTTGCATTTCCAAGAGGGAGACTCGAAGTTGCTTTGTAGGTCATTTGAAAATTACACCAGAATTATTGGTCTGAACCTCAGCCATGTACTTGTAGATGAAATCGACACAGTTTCTCCAGCTATTTGTGATAAAGCATTTCCAAAGATACTTGGTAGGTTAAGGGCTGGTAATGTTCGCCAGTTTTGTGCAGCTAGTACACCAGAGGGATTTAGGTGGCTATATAACACCTTTGGTACTGATGAAGCAAAAGAGAGAAAAGATAGAGAGTTAATCAAAATGTCCACTTATGACAACAAGTTTTTACCATCTGATTTCATAGAGCGTATGCAGCAAAATTATGATCCATCAATGTTGGCTGCTTATCTCAATGGAGAATTTGTAAATTTACAGACAGGACTTGTCTATGATCGTTTTTCTAGAGAAGCTAATTTAACAAAAGATAGACCAGAGATAGGACTAGAGCCATTAAGAGTTGGCATGGACTTCAACATAGGCAACATGAACGCAGTGATCGGTATTGTACAAAATCAAAAATTGTTAATATTTGATGAGATTAGTGGCAGTCACGATACAGATAGCATTGCCCAAGAGATCAAAGCCAGATACCCTATGAATAAGATTTACATATACCCAGATGCAAGTGGAGGCAACAGAAGTACTAATGCAAGTCAGACGGACATTCAGATTCTTGAAGGATATGGGTTCAGCAATCAAAGCCCACGCAGCAACCCACCAGTCAGAGACAGGATTTCTTCCGTACAGGCTTTATTATGTAACGGCAAAGGGGAAAGCCGTTTACAAATCCATGCCAGTTGCAGAAAGCTAATTGAATCAATGGAACTTCAGTCATACACAGAAAAAGGAGAACCAGACAAAGAATCAGGCTATGATCACATGGCTGATGCTCTAGGTTATCTTGTATGGAGAGAGTTCAATCCATTATTTGCTAGGTCGGGCAAAGCTACAGGGATTAGAATATATTAAGAACATGATAGTATTGAGGCAAAACTGTGTATAGCTCACTAAATATTTACAATCAGCCCATAACACAAGCTGCTACCACAGTTGCCAGCCCTAATGCGGCCTACCAGAGAATGAGTCAGTTCTGGGATTTGATAACAGATTTGAAGGAAGGCACATACAAGATCAGGAGTGAACATAGAAAGTATTTGCCACAGGAAGCAAGAGAAACAGATGACAGCTATGACGTAAGGCTTAGTAGATCAACAGTAGTGCCATATTTGCAGCGTATTGAAAAAATGCTTTCAGGCATGTTGGTAAGAAAGCCAGTAAGACTAGATGATGTATCAGACCTAGTAAGAGAGCAACTATTCGATGTAGATTTAGAGGGTAACGATTTAAACGTGTGGCTGTATAACACAGCCCGATTAGCTATTAGTTTTGGTCATGTCGGGGTGCTTGTTGATGCACCAAAAGAAGGGGAGAAGGCAAGGCCATACTGGGTGACATATACACCAAAAGATATTCTAGGATTTAGGTCTGAGATCATAGATGGTGTAAGGCAACTCACACAATTGCGTCTATTGGAACAGGTTGTTGAGCCAGATGGCAAGTATGGTGACAAGGTTATTAAACAAATCAGAGTGCTTGAACGTGGTAGGTATGAAATTCACAGGAAAGATTCCCAAAAAAGTGAATACAAGTTATTTGAACAGGGTGAAATGAGTATCAAAGACAAAATTCCTTTTGCCATTGCTTATTCCAATAGAGTTGGTTACTACGAAAGCCGCAGCCCTCTATATGACATTGCTGAACTAAACCTAAAGCATTATCAGATCCAAAGTGATCTTTTCAACATTTTGCACATAAGTGCAGTCCCGAACTTAGTAGTTTATGGTTATCCAAATGCAGATGAGATAACAACAGGCCCTAATGAAGCACTATCATTGCCACCAGAATCCAGAATGGAGTATGTATCCCCAGCAGCCGATAGCTATGATGCACAATTCAAACTTCTTAGTGAACTAAAAGAACAGATCAACACATTGTCACTAGCCGCAGTACTTGGGCAGAAGTTAGTAGGAGAGTCAGCAGAGGCCAAAAGGATAGATAGATCGCAAAATGACAGCACAATGATGGTTATTGCACAGCAGATGCAAGACTTGATTGATAACTGCCTTAAGTTTCATAGCGAATATCTCAATGAACCTAATGCTGGCAGTAGCTTTGTGAACAGAGACTTTGTATCTACCAGACTAGAACCACAGGAGATACAGTCATTACTTGCACTGTTTACCTCTGGAACTATCAGTCAGGAAACATTATTAAATCAACTATCTGCTGGAGAGATACTTGGTGATGACTTTGATGTTGAAGATGAGATTGAAACAACACAGAACGGAGGTCTGACTGAAAGAGAAGAGCCACCAACCCCAGCGGAGGAGCCAGCGGACACAGAGGACGAATGATAAATGTCCACTCCAGAGGTATTTTTTAGGGAAACTATTGATTTAAATAGATATAGTAATTCTGTTGCAAAGAAATATGCTGTTACTTACAACGAAATAATAGTAAATGCAGCTAAACAACTTAAGCAGATTGATCTTAGACAACAAGCGGCAGATGCTGGTGTAGTAATCGCACCTCAAACAAGGAAAAGACTTAGAGCAATCATCAAACAATCAAAGGATAGTCTTGCAACATGGTCAACTAAGTCTGCTATTGATTTTAAAAAAGAACTTCAAGGAGTGACGATATTACAAAAAGATTTTATTGAAAACGAATTAAAAAAGGTTACAGCATCTGGTGATGTGCCTATTAACAGCGTTGCAATAAGTCCTAAATATGCAGAGTCGGTTATTATGACTGACCCATCAAAAGTAAATATTTTTACAAGCAAAGCATTTACAGAAGATAACTTTGTTAACTTTGGTTCTGGAAAATTTAGTCTTACTGCTACACAAGGGGCTGCAATAAGGCTGCCAAATGGCACAACAGTAAGCAAAGCATTTAGAGGTTTAGCAGAGTCTTCGGCAGAAAGATTAGATTTGGCGGTCAGATCAGGAGTGTTTGCTGGTGAGTCACTAGATCAGATTACTAGGAGACTTGTTGGTAGGCTTGAGTTTGCAGACTTTGGACCTTTATCTGTCAAGCAGTTGGCTCTTGCTGGAGGAGAACTTACCAAAGTAGCTAATAATCAAATCTCAACTATTGTCAGAACATCTGTTAATCAGGTTACAAATCAGGCATCACAGGCTGTATATGCGGCTAATAAAAAGGTTGCACCAAAATATGAATATGTTGCAACGCTAGACTCTAGAACAAGCCCGATATGTCAGAGGTTAGATGGTCAGATATTTGATTACAACAAAGGCCCTACACCACCTCAACACTTTAATTGTCGATCAACTACTGTCCCTGTTGTTGACTTTGATGGTCTGCAAAAGAAATATCCAAACCTTGAAAAGCCGCCAGCGACTAAGCTTGATACAAGGCCAAGCATTACAGGTAGAGTTCCACAGGGGCAGGCTTATGGTGATTGGTTATTAAATCAAGATCGAGAACTACAGATAAAAACTCTTGGTAGTGAACAGAAAGTAAAGTTTTTTAAAACATTAGCGAACAAAAAAGGTAGCTCTGGTCAAAAGGCATTAAGGCAGATAATTAGAATCGATGGAACTGAAAAGACAATAGACCAAATCAAAAAAGAATATAAACTATAGATATGCCATTGAAAAAAGGAAAATCTGAATCTGTGATCTCAAGCAACATCCGTTTGCTAATGAGAGAAGGTAAGACATTGAAACAGGCACAGGCCATTGCATTATCTACAGCAGGCAAAAAGAAAACAGCTAAGAAACGCAAAAGGAAGTAATATATAAACAGTTACTTTTATTGTTATGCCATCACACTATGGATCAATGAAGCCAAAAGGTAAAAAGAAAAAAAAGAAGGGAGGTAAAAAATAATGGGATATACATTTAAAGTTCAGACTTATGATGAGTCAAAGCCAAAGGCTGAGGCTAAACCTAAAACAACAAAAAAATCTAAAAAGGTAAAAGGTGACTAGAAAGTTCAGGCGAGTTCCAAAGGACAAAAAGACAGGTATTCCCAAAAAATACTTGTCTGGTTCTAAAAGCAAGTCTGCGAAAGCGGCTGAGATAAAGCGAACTGCCGAAGCATATAGAAAAGGAGAGTATATTGATATAAAAGCAGTATCTAAATCACGCACCAAACAAAATGTCACAGGCAAAAAGAAGAAAACCACTAAGCGAAAGCGTTAAGAATAGTCTTAAGAAAAAAGCTGATGGCACAAAGTTTTTTTATGGAGAGCTTGCGGCTGTTTATAGAAAAGGGCAGGGAGCTTATTTGTCTAGTGGTTCAAGAAATGTTCCTATGGCAGCGTGGGCTATGGGTAGAGTAAACAGTTACATGAGAGGTGATAAAGCAAGAACAGCAGATGCAGCAATTTATTCGAGGTACAACAAGAAAAGATGAAGCTAACTACAAGACAGAAGAACACACTTGCAAAACATCAAAAGGCTCATGGTCACACAAAGGCTCATATGGAATATATGAAACGCAAGATGAGAGAAGGAGTTTCATTTTCTCAAGCTCATAATATGGCAATGAAGAGGAAGGGTAAATGAATAAAATTTTTTATGGTGACTCTAGGACAGTATTAAAGAATGTTAATTTTAAAGCTAGAACCTGTGTGACTTCACCACCTTATTTTGGAGTAAGAAACTATGGTGACAAACCTAATCAAATAGGAATTGAAAAAACTGTTGATGAATATATAGATAATCTTGTTGAAGTTTTTGGCTTAGTCAAAGATTGTCTTACAGATGATGGAACTTTATGGGTCAATATTGGTGATAATTATGAAAAGAAGAATTTGCTTGGAATACCTTTTCAGTTAGCTTTTGCTTTAAAAAAAGATGGCTGGTATCTAAGACAAGACATAATTTGGCATAAACCAAATCCAATGCCCGAAAGTGTTACTGACAGATGTACTAAATCTCACGAATATATTTTCTTGTTGAGTAAGTCTAAAGATTATTATTTTAATTCTGATGCAATAAAAGAAAAAGCTGTAGGAGAAAGATGGGGCAAGAATAAACCAATGGATATAAATAACTCAAAAGATAAAACGAATCAATTTAATGGGTTGT